CCCGTTGCGTCGTGGGCTTGGTACGGTAGATATTGCGATTACATCAAATAACGATGTGCCAAGCGATGAAACAATACGTCGTTGCCAAGAATATATTGATGATGTGCGCCCAGTAACCGCTCGTGAAAGCAAAGTGGTGAAACCTGATGTAACGAAAGTTAATTTTAATATTCAGGTGAAAATCAGTGGCGTGACCTTACCCGAAATTAAGGCCACTATTTCCACCGCACTTGCAGCTTATTTTAATACGTTAATCCCCGGTGATGATTTGATTGTGTCGCAATGTGAAGCGGTGGTGAATAACTTGGTAGGGGTGGTTGACCGTAAGTTTACGACACCTATCACTAATCTAAAAGCAGATGTGCGTACAAAAATTGAGTGGTTTCGGTTAGGTCAAATTACCGTTACGGAGATGGCATGATACAAACTGACCACAAAAAGGTATTGGCAAAACTTTATCCGCCTATTTCGTATGATGTTAATGGCGAACGTTTTTTAGCGCAATGTGAGGTAGATGGTCATGTATTTGACCGATTACAAAAAAGTGCGGTGGATTTATTGCAAATTATTGAACCGGCCACCTCCAATACCATGTTGTCCGATTGGGAACGTTTATGCGGCATAAGAACAGATTATAGCAATAACTATCAAGCACGAGTAAAACGTGTCATTGCCAAATTAAATGCTATTGGAGGCTTATCCATTCCCTATTTTAAACGGATTGCGGAAAGTATTGGATATCGCATCGAAATTAAAGAGTTTTCTCCCCTTGCTAATGATTTGCCAACGACGGGAGATTTGGCCCAATTTCGCAATGAAGCGCGCGATAACTTGATTTTTATGTGGCGAGTATCGGTGCTTAATGGCGATGACAATATTGTGTATTTTCGCGCAGGTAGTTCCTTTGCGGGTAATCATTTAGTGGAATTTGGCGACCCAATTATTGAGGAGTTCTTCCGAGATTTAAAACCCGCACACACCTATTGTTATTTTGCTTATCAAACAGGATCTTAATATATGAAAAGTTTAATGCCTCAAATTGATTCAAATGATGGCCTTTTTCACAATGGTAATCCAGCAAAAGGCGAACAAGGCACGCGAGTAACCGATACGTGGCTTAATAATTTGCAAGACCGAGTACGCGATGTACAAGCGGAAGCGCATTATGTGTTGAAAAAAGCGGGGTTTCGTCCTGTAGAAAATAAGCAAACTCAGCTTTATGAGGCGATTGTTAAGATTATTGATGACAACCGAAAGACGGCAAGTTTAACTCAAAAAGGCGAAGTGCGGTTGACGAGTGATACGGGGTTAGACAGCGAAGAACTAGGATTAACTGCCAAAGCAGGTAAAAAACTCGCGCAACTGATTGCAACGGTGCAGCTTGCGTTAAATAACTATATCCCCCTTAACAAACGATCATCCGCAGTCAATAGCAACGACGAAAATAATGTAGCAACATCAAAAGCGGTTAAAACGGCTTATGACAAAGGCGTGGAAGCCAAAACTGCCGCAGATGCAGCAAATAATAATGCGAATGGTCGCGTGCCGAAAACAGGTGATACAACCATAAACGGTATATTGAGGGCTAAAAATACATCTGGAGGATGGAGCGCTTATCAATTTGAGACATCAGAAGGCTATTGGCAGTTAGAGGTACACCCCAATTCGCACGAAGCGGCTAATCGTCGTTTTAATATGCTGTTTAACCCTAATATAGGTAATCGTGTTTATCTATCATTCCCAGCGCTAGGAGATGACGGCGAAGTTGTTGCATACAGAAGTTGGGCGGTTAATAAAACAGGCGACACAATGACTGGTATTTTACGTACAGTAGGCATTGCATCTTCTCAATTTGGTTTCGGTTCCTACGCTCAGCAATACACTAGCGGTGCACCTTTTATGGTTGAATCTACAGGCTCAAAGGACAGAGATGCCTACCACCCGTTTGTCAAAGGTTTAGTCCGCTCAAAAGGACATTATGGCGCTGGATTTTCGTTCGGTTACACGACCAAACAAGGCAATGGGGACGGATTTGGCAGAGGAATTATTAACCTCGTTGAAGATAACGGTACAAGTAAAAATTGGGGATTTGAGCACAATGGCGACTTTAATTCCGCTGGGGATGTTCGCTCTTCAGGTGGTAAATCTCTTAACAAATCTGTATCTATAGATGATTTTTCTCATAATCTATCGAATAACGGTTGGTGTAAATTACCTAATGGGTTAATCCTTCAATGGGGAGTATCGACTAATGCAAATATTTTATTCCCTATTGCTTTTCCATCCGTTTGTTTCGCTGTCTCTCATTCAAAAACAGGGGGAGGCAGAGATACACGGATTGAGAGCGTATCAAGAACAGGGTTTAAATCTGTTGCATCAGGTCAAGTAGGCACTACTTATTATATTGCTGTTGGCAAATAATTACATATCCCAGATTAATAAGGATTTAATATGCAAATTTATTATTCAGATGGCTTTTATATTGATGATATACACGGAGAAAAAATACCTGCTGAAGCAGTAGCAATTAGCCAAGATAAATATATTGAGCTACTTAACGGCCAAGCGCAAGGTAAACAAATTATCAGCAACAAACAGGGCGAGCCAGTGTTGATTGAGCTACAACCGAGCCCCGCACACGAATTAAATCTTGATACGCTCAAGTGGGAAATTTCACCCGAAAAACAAACCGTACTTTTAACAGAAAAACGTAACCGCTTAATCGAGCAAATTGACAGCCACGCGGCAACAATTTATAGCACGTGGACTCGATTCGAATCGGAATATCGTGAGCGTCAAGCAGCAGCAGAAGCGTATAAGTCCGTAAATTATGAAGGAGACTGTAGCCGTTATATCACAGATTTTGCCAAACGTGCAGGCTTAAATAACAAAGCCGCAACAGATTTAATTTTAGTGCAAGCAGCAGGGCTCGAAAAACTGCAGGTTGAACTCGCTAACCAACGCATGCGTAAATACGAGCTCAAAGCCCATAATCTCACACTAGAGCAACTGCAATCAATCCATGACGACATCATTAATAAAATGGATAACTTGATGGAGGCATACCAAAATGGCTAATGTTTATTTGGCGATGTACAAACACAAGCGAGACTGGCGTAAAGAACCAGTCAAAGCAATTGCTGACCGCATTACTCGATTTTTTACCAAAGGCAAATATTCGCATTGTGAAATTGCCATTGAGCGTATTGAGTTTAGTAATGGGCATCATTATGAGCATGCGACAGTATATGACTGCTACTCCTCATCGGTACAAGATGGCGGGGTGCGTTGCAAACAGATTGATGTGTCCGATAACACCAAATGGGATTTAATCTCACTCAAGGATGTCACCGAGCAACAAATTAAAGCCTATTTTGACCGCACTTTGGGTTGTAAATACGACTGGTGGGGCGCACTGGGAATCGTACTTGGAATCAAACAAAAACGCTCAAAATATTTTTGTAGCGAATGGTGTTTTAATGCGATTCTCGGTGGAGAAAGTGGTTGGCGGTTTAGCCCGAATCAACTAGCGGCTATATTTAATAAAGAGAAAAGTTAAAAGGAGAGTTTACCCTGCACAAAGTTTAATTCAGTAAAGAAAAGACGGCGATAACAACGGCACTAGGAATGCTCGTTGTTACCAGCTACGCAGAACGAGCCTGCATATAGCCATACGCCGCCTACCTTGCGCAAGGCTGGCGGATTGTAACAAATCTTTTGATTAGGAGAAATATATGCAGTCAATTAAAGCAATCCGTTGCACATTTTGTAACAAATTATTGGCGAAAGTGGGGATGGTTGGTTATTTAGAAATCAAATGCCCTCGTTGCAAAACCGTTAATACTACACGTTAATTTGATTTGAGTGTCGGAATGCCTTTGAGCATCGGAACACCATAGAAAGGAAAAACTATGGCAAATCAAAATACTTTTAAACAAGCCCCGTTGCCGTTTATCGGACAAAAACGAATGTTTCTTAAACATTTTGAAACAGTTTTAAATGAGAATATTAAAGGTGATGGCGAAGGCTGGACGATTATTGATACATTCGGTGGTTCGGGCTTATTAAGCCACGCAGCCAAAGTAATTAAACCCAAAGCACATGTGATTTACAATGATTTTGATGGCTATGCGGAGCGATTGGCGCACATTGATGACATTAACAAGTTGCGTGCCGAGCTTTACTCTGTAGTTGGTAACGCTACGCAAAAAAATAAACGTATGACGAAGGATTGTAAAGCAGAATGCATCAGAATCATTCAAAACTTCAAAGGGTATAAAGATTTAAATTGCTTAACGAGTTGGTTATTGTTCAGTGGGCAACAAGTAGCAACGCTTGATGACTTATTCCAACATGATTTCTGGCATTGTATTCGTCAGTCTGATTATCCAAAGGCAGACGGCTATTTGGACGGCGTAGAGATTGTGCAAGAATCATTCCACACGCTTTTGCCTAAATTTAGCGATGATCCGAAAGCGTTGTTTGTATTAGATCCACCATATCTATGCACTAGACAGGAAAGCTACAAGCAGGCTACTTATTTCGACTTGATTGACTTCTTGCGACTGGTCAATATTACGCGACCACCTTATATCTTTTTCAGTTCAACAAAGTCAGAGTTTGTGCGGTTTATTAAGTATATGCAGGAAGATAAGGTTGATAATTGGCAAGCCTTTGATAATGCGCAACGAATTGTAGTCAATGCCTCAGCAAGCTATTCAGGTAAGTATGAGGATAATATGGTT